GCTCGTTCGTGCGAAACGCGAACGTGCAGCCTGTAGAGCGCGACCAGCTGTTGCCACTGATGTGGGCCCTGGACTTCAACGTGGACCCGATGAGCTCCGTTGTCGTGCAGATTGCGGGCAGCAAAGTGCGCGTGCTCGATGAGATCGTGGTGCGAAACGGGACCACGGTGGAAGCCTGCGAGGAGTTTTTAAAACGGTACCCGGAACATTGGGCAGGCGTTCGAATCTTCGGAGACGCGTCGGGGAATCAGCGCCAAACAACGGGCGCGACAGATTACGAAATGATTCGCGGCTACTTTCAGGTGCACTCTGGAATGACGGTGGGCTATCGCGTTCCTCGGGCCAACCCGAGTGTGCGGGAACGAATCAATTTGACGAATGCTAAGTTGCGGTCGGCATCCGGGGAAGTCGGGATGATAGTTGACCCCAAATGCAAGGAGCTGATCAAGGATTTCGAGCAGGTGACTTACAAAGCGGATTCAGGAACCGTCGACAAAGACCGGGACCGTATGAGGACGCATCTGTCGGACGCGTTGGGCTACCTGCTGTGGCAAGAGTGCAGAGTGCTTCCGAGAATCGGGGAGCGCCAGGAGCGATTGGTCTAATCATGCAGACGATCAACCGGGAGCATCCGGAATATGTCGCGCGTAAAACTACGTGGCGGCGCTACAAGGAGTTATACCTTGGCGGCGAGCAACTGCGGGCACACGCAGCGGAGTACTTGTTGCGGCGACACAAAGAACCAGGGGAAGTGTACCAGGAACGACTGAACCGGGTGTTCTACGAGAACTACATCGGCTCGATTGTAGATTGGTACGCCGCTACGCTGATGCACCGGGAGCCGGCGCTGATGCTGGGTGGGACCGACGCAGCGGCGAAGGACTTCTACAGTTTGCTGGCGAACGACTGTGACCTGAAGGGGACGAGCCTTAGCGAATTTTTCCGCGGGCGCTTTGTAGAGGCGCTGGTGTGCGGCTCGAGTTATCTGGTGGTGGACTTTCCGCGGACAAGTGGGGCTGCGCTCACGCGCGCGGAAGAGGATGCAGCGGGAACATCGCGGGCCTACCTGGCAGACTACGGCGCGGACGAAGTCATCAACTGGAACTACGATCCGAACGGGGGGATGGACTGGGCGGTAATCCGGACCTCGTGTCTGCAGCAGTCCAAGGTAACGGACACGCGCTGGGAACAGGAGACACGCTGGATCTACTACGACCGGGAGAACTTTCAGGTGTACCGGAGAGAGGGCGAGGGGAAGCCAATCGAAAAGATCGACGAGGGACGGCACGCTTTGGCCTCGCTGGGGCGGGTGCCACTGTTCCAGATGCGGGTCACGGAAGGGCTATGGCTGATGAACAGATCCGCATTGCTGCAGCTGGAACACTTCAATAAGTCAAATGCGCTGGCCTGGGCGCTGACCATGGGGCTGTTCGCGATGCCAGTTGTCTACTCAGAGCGGGAATGGAACCAAATGGTGGGTGAGTCCTATTACATCCAACTCGGTCCAGAGGACCGGTTCGGGTGGACAGAGCCAGAAGGAAAAGTCTACCAGATCGCGGCGGACAACCTGGTTCAAATGAAGGACGAGATCTACCGAGTGTGTTACCTGAACAACCAGGCTATCGGAACGGGGTCGGGCACAGCCAATCAGTCGGCCCTGGGCAAGCAACTGGATTTTGCTACCACGGCCGAAGTGCTCGGGGCATATGGGACGACAGTCAGAGAGAGCATGAAGCAGGTGTTGTGGGCGATTGCGGCGGCACGGCAGGACGAAGTCTCGATCGATGTCGCAGGGATGGACGAATTCGACATCAACGATTTCAGTACGGAGTTGGATGACGCCGAAAAACTGCTGAGTCTGGGTATCCACTCGCCAACCCTGACGAAGCAGATCCACAAACGGCTGGCGTTACAGTATCTTTCCGACGCGCGGCAGGAAATAAAGAGCCAAGTTGCGGAAGAGATCGAGGAGGCGGCGGAGTGACGACCATGGAAGACTCGAGCGGTGTCCCAGGTTCCCCTGAGGATGGGACAAAGAGAGCTGGCGAGCAAGTTCCGAAAGAGAGCGGTATGGAAGGAATCGACATTCAAGCGGTCGTGAAACAGGCGATCCAGGAATACGTAAACAACGAACAGGCGAAAGCCCAGCCCGCGTACAAAGCAGAGTTACACGAAGAGCGGCGGCGCCGGGAACAACTGGAACGCCGAGTCAACGAACTGGTGGAGGAGAACAAACGCACCCGGCTGGTAGCGGAGGAGGCGGAGCGCACGTCGGCGGTGCGGGCGGAGTTACAGCGACTCGGAGTGGCGAAGGTCGATCTGGCCTTCAAAGCAGTGCAGGACGAGGTTGTGCGGAGCGAAGACGGGCGGCTGGTGGCGCGAACCGAGGGCGGCGAGATACCGGTTCGCGACTACCTGGCGACATTCGTGAAAGAGAACCCGGAGTTTCTACCGGCGCGCATCCCGGGTGGGAGCGGAATGGCAGGGGTGCTGAAAAGCCCGGCAAGTGGCGGCGAGGCAGTGACGCTCGATCGAATCCGGCCGGGCATGAGCGCGGAAGACATGCGGCGGGTACGAGAAGAAATCGTGCGCGTGGCGTCGCAGACCCTAAAGGGTCTGTAGTGATAACCCGGCCTGCTGGCCGGCAAGAACAAACGAAGGAGAAAGAATGGGAGCAATAACGAGCAACAACGTCGCAAGCGCGATTGTGAAGCTGGTGGCGGCGGACGCTTTGCCGGTGCTGGTGGGGAACCTAGTAATGGGCAACCTGGTCAATCGCGATTACGAGCCTGTGTTGGCGAATGCCGGCGATACGGTGAACGTGCCGATTCCGCCGACGCTGGTCGCCAACAACATTGCGTCTGGCGGAACGGTGACACCGCAGAACCCGAGTCTGGGAAACGCGCAGATCGTGCTGAACACGCACGCGGAAGCGACATTTCAGATTCCGGACGTAACCAAAGTGCTGGCAGTGCCGGACCTGTTGAAGATCTACATGCAGCCGGCGGTGGCAGCGATCGCGGAAAGCATCGAAACAAGCCTGCTGGACCTGTACGCGGGTTTCACGACGAACACGCCGGTGGGAACACCGGGGTCCGCGTTGACGGAAGCCACGGTGGACGCGGCGGAAACCGCGTTGTTTCTGGCCAAGGTGCCGCCTAGCGAACAGAAGTACATCGTGGTGGACTCGGCGGCCTATTCGGCGTGGCGGCAGATTCCGCTCTTTGAAGAGTTCCAGACGGCGGGCGCGGCCGGCCTGAGAACATTGATTGACGGGACGATCGGAAAGTACAAAGACTTTTACGTGTTCCGGTCGCAGTTCGTGCCGAAGACCGGGAGCACCCCGGTGAACACGCACAACATTGCGTTCACGCGTGACGCGATCGGCCTGGTGGTTCGCCGTCTGCCGCAACCCCTTCCGGGGACCGGAGCGATTGCGGAGTACGCCGAGCTGGGCAACTTCGGCATGCGAGTAGTCATGAGCTACCAGCCGAACACGCTGGCACAGCAATTCACGGTGGACGTGCTGTACGGATGCGGTGTGTTGCGCAACGCGTGCGGTGTGCAGGTGAACACCTAGCCAAGTCGCGCTGCAAACGGGCCGGCTGGGCAAACCGACGGCCGGCCCGTAAACGGGACGGGAGGAAGCGGGATGGATCTGAGACTGTATTACCAGAAGATACGGGACACGCAAGCGAAGATAGCCGACCCATTTCCGGTGATAGAGAGCTGCGACACACCGGATGGCGGAACGGCGGGCAGGCTGACTGAAGTCACGCCGCCTGTGGCCGCGAAGCTGATTGTGGAAGGAGTAGCGCGTCTGGCGAAGGAAGAGGACGCGGCAGCGTTTCGTGAGGCGAGGGCGAAAGCAAAGCAGGAGGCGGACGAAGCCAGGGCAGCGGCCAGAGTGCAGATGACATTCCTGCCGGTAGCGGAATGGAACAGAATGCAGGACGCGGCGAAACGGACCAAGAACCAGGGATAACGTATGCCACTATTCACGGACGGACCGCCGGCCAGCATCGAAGAGTTAGCGGGGCTGGATTCGCAGTTGTTAAGTGTGGCCAGCACGGAAACAATCGACGTAGCGCGCAAGCTGGATTTAGCCCACGAAGAGCTGGGACTGGACCTCGCCGCCCTGCTGAAAAGAACGAACCCGGCGGATCACCTGATGTGGGCGGTGGTAAAACCGCAGCTAGAAAATGTCGTTGTGACAGCCGCACTTCGGCTATGGTTCGCATACCGGACGCTGGAACTCGTATATAGCGACGCGTACAACAGCCAACTGAACGACCGGTACATGGGCAAGCGCGATCAGTTTGGACAGATGGCAGCGGCGCATCGAGAGCGGCTCATCGAAGCTGGAGCCGGCATCGTGTCAATACCGGTACCGAGAGCGGCGACGCCGCTGCTCGCGACAGCGCCCGGGAGTTTGCCGGACAACATTTACTATGTGACTGCAGCCTGGGTGAACCGGGTGAACGAAGAAGGAGCGAGCGCGGCTCCGGCTGCGATTGCAACCTCGTCCAGTTCCTTTTCGACCCAGATGGCGCCAGCGCCAGCGAACGCTACCGGTTGGAACGTGTATGTAGGTCTGGACCCGAACAGTACGACAATGCAGAACGGGATGCCACTCGAGGTTGGAGCGACGTGGGTGCAACCGGTGTGGATCAGCGCGACGGGACGCACGCCGGGTTGCGGACAAAAGCCACACTACGTGCAGGTACTGCCACGAATATTGCAGAGGGGCTGATGCCGACTACCATAGGAAACACAGCGACGGCAAAGACAGTCCAGTTGCTAACCGGGCCCAGCGGCGCCAATTTGCAACTGGAGGCGCTAGCGCTCAGCGGTGAAACCACGGTGGCACCGATTGGAATGGCGCAGATTCTTGCGGAGAACATTGCGATCGAGCTGGTAGAGCGGGCGACGGCCGTGCAGTACCCGGCGGTGAATGTCTACTGCGAGAAGGTCGTGAACCAACTCGTAGAGAAGTTCCGGACGTTTTCGGGAGTCGCTCAAATGGCGATTGAGGTGCGTCACTCGCAGGACCGGATCGACGGACTGCAGCAAACGGTTGAACTGTACACGAGCGCGGTGACGCAGACGCTTGACGCCAGCCGTGGCGACTGGGGCGGCGGAATGTACTATGCGGGCGGTTATCAGGTCGCGTTCGGGGCTGTGAAAAGCGGTGGAATCAACTTTGTGCAAACGGCCAAGGTGACATTCGAGATTGGAGTGAGCATTAACTAAAATGGGGTCCTACATTTCTTCAAACGCAAACCGCATGTACGCGGCGCTGGAAGGCGCATACGGCAACGTGGCGGCGATCACGGCCAGCAACCGGATACCGGCGCTGAAGCTGAGTGTGCAACAGCAGCTCGAGGTCACGAACCGAAAGGACAAGACGGGTAGCCGGACGTTCGCCGGGCTACCGACAGGCGGACGGCGGCTCACAAGTTTCACGCTGCAGACTTACATGACAAGCTGGGAGGCCGCAGCGGGCGGGCCGGCATACGGGCCGTTGTTTCAGGCGGCCTTGGGAGCGGCGCCGCTGTTGTTCAACGGTGGTGTGCTGGCATCGTGCTCGAACACGACGCTGGGCTTCGCCTCCCCGCACGGCCTGAACGTAAACCAAGCACTCTCAGGAGGGGGCGAGATACGCTTTGTGACAGCAGTTGTGGATGCGAACACGGTGCAGATCAACGCACCGTTCACAACGCCTCCCACCAGTGGGGCCATGATCGGGGCAGCTGTGACCTACCAGCCGGCGACGGAGTTACCGAGCGCTACCGTGTTCGATTACTGGGATCCGGCGAACGCAGTGCAGAGGATCCTGAGTGGTGTCGCAGTCGATCAGATGGAAATTCAGATTAACGGCGATTTCCATGAGCTCCATTTCAGCGGTGTGGCGCAGGACGTACTGGACAGCGCGAGCTTCTCTGCCGGTATGGGGAATCTGACCAGCTTCCCGGTTGAGCCGGCGATTGGCGCATTCGACTATTCGATCGTGCCTGGTAATCTGGGTGAGGCATGGCTAGGGACAACACCGGCGCAGTTCTTTACGGTGACGGAGGCGTCGGTGGTACTGAAGAACGGGCTGGACACGCGGTCGCGGGAATTTGGATTCAGCGTACCGCAGGCGATTGCGCCGGGACGGAGAAGCGTTCAGGCTTCGATTGGACTCTATAGCCAGACCGACAGCGCAACAGCGGCCTTGTACCAGGCGGCGCGGCAGCGGACGCCAATCAGCGTGATGTTCCAGTTGGGCCAAACCCAAGGCCAGGTGATGGGCGTGTACCTGCCGAACATGGTCCCGGAGGTTCCGCAATTCGACGACGCCAAGAACCGCCTGCAATGGGTGTTTAAGCCGTCGCGGGCACAGGGAACAGTGGACAACGAAGTCGCGGTTGCTTTTGGGTAGATATGACTTACCAGAGCGTGACGGACGTGGAATCGAAGGTGGCGCCGGGGGTTCGGTTTCGTATCGCGCGAATGTCCTTTGCGCGGAGGGTGGAACTGATGCGGCAGGTGCGCGAGTTAGCGCGGCGTATGGAGTTTCTGGAGGCTGGCCAGGAGCCCGGCGAGAAGATGGAGGCGGCGATAGTTCAGGCCGAAATCGACCGGGTATACCTGATGTGGGGTCTCGCAGAGGTCTCCGGCCTCGAAGTAGACGGAGCGCCGGCAACACCGGCGCTGTTGGTGGAGCGCGGGCCCGAAGTTCTGTTTCGGGAAGCACTGGCACTCATCAAGGCTGAGGCAGGCCTGAGCGAAACAGAACGAAAAAACTGATCGTCGCCTTCCACTTCCAATTCTCCAACCAGGCCGCGTGGAAGTGCGACGTATGCCGAGAGTCCGGCCTGGAAGCCAAGCGCAAGTGCGGATGGCTGCCGGAGGTGCGCAGCGAAGGCGGTCCACCCGTCTGGGCGCGTCGAGGCGTGAGCGCGAGAGTGTGCCCGAAGTCCGTCATCACTGCGGAGAGTCAGACGACAGTGGAGGAATTCTTCGTCCGACGGAGGCTGGGCTTGATGAACGAGGAGCAACTTACGGCCCGCCAAGTGGAAGCGTTCGCCATTCTGGAAAAGGAACTGGCGGCGGAAATCAAATATGAGCAGCACAACGCGAGAGCAGCTT